AGGTCTTGTAACTCATTATTAGGTATTCCACCATAATTAGCCTTACCTTTATATAAAGTCTTTTGTTCTAAGAAATCTATTTGACTAGTAGTTAATTGTTCATACCAAGTATCTACTACATAAGATAAAGGTAAATACCTTTCCTCTATAACACAATCAGCATCCTCTATTTTATAACTATCAGGAGGTAATAACAAGTAAGTATTGAGAGGATTGCATTTCCTTACAACAGGTTCATTATTTATAATCTCTACACAATAAATCTCTTCAGCTACTAGTAGGGCATCTTCCCAACCTTTAGTAAAGGACTCTTTAAGATTATTCTTCTCAGTATAATACTTAAGTAATCTATTACCTGCTAATTCTCTAACATCTTGCCAAGTATAGTTTAAATAATTAGTCTTTTGCTCAAGTTTCTCAGCTACCATTCTCTCATACTCTTTAAGAGCAGTTTGCCCTTCTTGTGTATTAGGGTCAACTTCAGGCATTTCTAATCCTTGTAAAAGAAGTTCTTCTATAGTCTGATTAAGTATATCTTTCTTAGCTTTAGCTTTCTCACTTATAGCATCCTCATTCTCTACTCTTAAATGGTAGTCAAATCTCCTTTTAATCTCCTCCCCTATTAGGGATTTGATATATGGATTAATTAATGGGTGATTAGCTACAGTAGCTGGGAATTCTATATCTTTCATACCTACTCCTTCCATTGTTACTTGGAAATCACTAGGATGAATCTTATTAGCATACAGATCATAGTTAATTAACTTACTATATCTGCTATTTCTTACATATTGATTTTGTACAAGTATTAAAGATTCTGCTGCATTAACACAATCTTCTCCCCAGGCTTGTGTCTTCTCTCTATCAGATTTACGCTGACTTGGGAATACTTGATATACTATTGAATTACTCATATTTAGTTTTTAGCAAAATGCAAATCTATTTTAATTATTTGGATAATATTTCTTAGTCCAATCTTTTTGTTTATCTCTAATATAGCTTTCTCCTCTACTAGCATTATAGAAGTCATCAAGAAACTTAGTGCTTTCATCTATCTCCTCATCAGTACTATCTTTAATAAACTTATATCTATCTTCCTTATAAATCATAAGCATGCCTAAAGCACTTACTCTATCAAAATTACCATCAGCATTCCAATATATAAGCTCTTTTAAAGCTGGTATGCTCATCATAGTATGGGTATTAGTAATAAAGTTCTCTTCAGTACTAGTAAAAGCTTGTTCTAACATCCAAGTTTTAATACATTCTCTAGCAAATTTATTTACCTCTTTAGTAGCATTAGTACCTTTCTGGTTATTACCTGAATCATACACTAACTTAGTAATTTGCATATCTTTAAGTATTTTAGGTGTATCAGAAAGTAAATATGTACAATTTTTCTGGTCAAAATATGTAAAAAGCCCTTTTTTATTATTCTCATAATTAGCAATTGCATTGTAATGTACTAGCATTCTTCTACAAACTTCATAAAACTCTTTAGCTGTTTTAGGTCTACCAGTATACTCAGCTACTATTCTATTAGTTAAAGTATTAAGCACTATAATACTTCCTAATGAAGTACTATTTTCAGCTTGATCATCATCATAAGGGTCAATACCAGCTATATAAATACCCCTAGTAGGCACTTGTTGGTAAGGGGGTTCATATATTTGAACTGCTCCATCTAAAGCATTAAGCCCTGAACTAACAGGATAATCTAATATAGGTTGAGCATCAAAGTCTACTTTAAAATCTACTCCACTATCTGTTTGTACTAACTTACCTGTTAATATACTATCAGTAATAGACTTAGTTGTTTCTAATTGAGCTAGCCTTTCTTCAGCTAAATAAGTAGGAAAAGGACTTCTAGAATTAACTAAGAAAGCTTCTTCCCAATTAATAGGAAATTGTGTTACAAAATCTCTATATACTTTAGGGTCAGGAGACTTCTTCTTAATATCTCTCTCATACAATATATCTGCAATAGCAGCTAGTATATTACTATTACCATCCTCATCTACTAAGTCTTGATTATAGTAAACACTCTCTTTATCCCTACATTTACCCCATCTACCAAAATAAGCAGCACTAAAGAATCCTAATAAGTTTTCACTATTCTTAGGGTCTTTAAAAGCTAACATATTATATTGAGCTGGGCTAGTAAATATCTTCTTAAAATGTATACTACCTGTATCCATACTATCTGAAGACCCAAACATAAGACATATACCTGTATAAACAGAACCATCTTTTATAAGAGGTTCAGATAAACCATAAGCCTCTACTATATTAGGAAATATACCAGCTTCATCTAAAATCAAATAATTAGCACTTCTACCAACACCTGCTCCTGGTCTATCTTTGTAGGTAATAGATTGAACTTTAGACATAAATCCTCTCCAAATCTTCTTACCATCTTTATAAACTTGATATCTAGCTTGTACAAAATCACCTAAATCTGGGTTTCTTTGTCTTCCAAACTCAGTATAATCATTAAGAAAATTACAGTTATCTATAGCCATACTCATAGTATTCTGTGAGTAATCACTTAAATAAGCACCTATAATAGTAGAACTATTAGGGTAAAAATTAAACTCATGACTAGCTAAAGCAGCAGCTTTATAACTCCAACCTTGCCTTCTACCTTTAACAGCAACTAAGGACTTTTCATTATTCTTACAGTACTCCACTAATCTGAAGTACAAGAAATCTAAATCAAGAAACTTAGGAAAGTCTTTAATCTTTCTTTTGTTCTCATTTAGCATGATTTGTACAAAATTTAAATAATAGTAATGGGGACCAGTTATTCTAATCCCCTCACTATTTGTAAAACCATGAATACATTTCTCTCTTTGGTCTTTCCAGAACTCTATATATTGGTAAGACCCTTTAGGGAAGTGTGTATATACTTTATGCTTTCTAAAGAAATCAGCTAATTCATAAAATTCACTACTTTTAGTGAACTTATCAGGCATATCTATAATTCCATTATTAACTAATAGAAATAAATTATCTAGTAATAGTTGATTGTTACTCATTATCTATCTTCAAACATATTAATTTCAGCATTCCCTTTAACTCTTTCAGTAGCAGCTTGCTCTTTCTTACAAAGTTCTTTAGATTCATTAATAGATTGTATCATCTTAGGCATAGCTATAATAGCTTTTTGTACCTTATCTATATCATCATTATCAAAATCTATATCTTTAAAATACTTATCCATCTTAAATATAGCAGTATAAGCAGCATCTAGCATTCTCATACTAGGAGTTAAGTGTAACTCTTTGTATCTCTCAATACTCTTATTAACTAACTCATCAGTCTTATACTTAGTATCTTCTAATACTTGCTCTTTAATAAGTAAAGCTCTCTCATCATCTTCATAGTTAAAATAAGGACTATCAAAATCACAATAAAACCATACATACTTAATATCTTTAGTAGCAGACTCTTTAGTTTTAGACTTATCCCTCTTCCATAATTCAGAAAAGGGATAAATCAATAAACTTTCAGGTTTAATTACTACTTGATTATCTTTTAAATCAAATAGACCATTCATTACACTTGAGATTTGGGTTCAGGGTTATCAATAGTTACACTAGCACCATTAAGTACAACACCCATTACAGAGCTTTCATATACTTGATGATAAGCCTCACCATCTACATTAAGAGTTAGATAATTACCTACACAGATAACTTCATCTCCAACCTTAACCTTAGTAACTTCATCTCCAATAGCCATTACTTGCATACCTAAAGGATATTCTTTCATCATACTTAAGTCTAAAACAGACTTAGTTGCAATAGGTTTAATTAATAATGTTGAACCTAAACACTTAAAATTTACTTCTTTCTTACTCATATATTTATTTATTTATTTACTCCATTTATTTCTAGGACATTGTGATTGCATAGACCTTGTTTTTGCAATCAGAGGACATTTGCACCCACTAACTATATCTCCTTTTTTATACTCCTTGTTATGCTTTTTATAAAAGAAATCTGCTTCTACTTCTCCTTGAACAGCTGAACTACAAACATTATTAACATTAAACTCACACTCAGCACATATCTCAGCTCTAGCTTTAGCTATCTTTTCTACTTCAGGATCAGTAAATATTACATTCTTCCATCCTTCTAGGATTTCAATTAACCTATTTTCCTTAGTCTTTCCATCTTCCATAAACACAATTGTTCAAAAAATTCAATACTAGACTCTTTACTCATACAAGGTATAGTGTAAGAATCTTCAATATCCTTAATAGTTACATAATATATTCTAATCTCTTTACCACTATCATTTATAACAGCATCTCCTCTATAAAAACTAGTAGTAGTTCTATCTAAAAAAGCATAATCATTAATTATATTAAGTATCTTTTCTTTAGATACCATAGCCATTTCCTCATTTTCAATCTCTACTAAACCTTTATATTCCATATTATACTTAATAATAAGATTATCAGGATAGTAATGTACTTCAGTAGGTTCATCTACTATAATCTCAGTATCTGGTCTAACTATTAGATCAGTTTCTATAAACCTAATCAAAATAGGTTCAGGTAACTTAGTCTCAATACTAATTAAGCTCTTCTCTTTCATCTTTATCCTTATTTAAGTTCTTTAATCTTTTCTCTACCTTTAACTTACCTGGATGGAATTTACCAAACCTAGGTAACATAATAACCTTTAACTCTTCTACCTTACTTTCTTTACAAGTCTTTCTAATAAACTCAAATTGACTAGCCCAAATAGCAGTAACTACATACAAAGGTAATCCTTGTTTATCTGCTTCTTCTTGCAATATTCTATCTAAAGCCTTACTACTCATTCACACTCAAATTAAATACTAACTTAATCTTACCATCCTTATAAGGTATTGATATTAACAATTTATCAGCAGTAATCATACCTTTCATCTTCAACTTATAAATAACATTATTAAAGCTTTGTACACTATATATACTACCTAATTCCTTAGATATAACCTCTCTAATCCTCTTCTTAGTCTCAGCATGGAATACTATAGCATTTGCACTATCTACCCCTAAATGACTATACAAATAAAACACTTGTAGCATCTTACTTAATACCTTCATCTCTAAATCAGTTAACTTATTTTTACCCAGAATAGGGTTTATTAAATATAGATATTGTTCAAATATCTTATCTCTACTACTACTTATAGGTATCTCTATCATCTACTATCTCTCTACTTACTAATACACTATACAATACTTATATATATCTTATATATAAATAAAGGGAGATTTTCCCTGAGAACCTGTCCCACGGATAATCTTGGCTTACCTAGTCTAATTAGCGGTCATAATCTCCAAAAACCCCTTTGCTTACATTCACTCTAAGCACCCCTTTTATTTCTAGGTTTCCACACCTTTACATTTAAGGGCTAATCATCCTAAATAAGTTGCTACCTTATTTTATGCAAAGCTAGATAAAATATATTTAACCTCCAAATATTTTAGCAATTATTTTACCCATTTATAGCTAAAGCGTTATAAATCAATTAGAATAATTTTTTTTATTTTTTATTTTTTAGAATTTTTTATATAACTATAAATGTAAATTTATTTTATTTTTTTCTAAAAAATTAGTTTAACTATAAATGTAAACCTGCCCATCAAACTGCCCCTCCTCCTGACCATAGCAATAATGCTATACCCCTTAAAATCCACAAAAAATGGCTCTACAATTAACAGGAAAAGTTGATTCCTTAAGAAAGAAAGACAATGGACTATACAATGTATCAATGTCCATACCAGGTAGTAAAATTACTATTGCAGGTAAAGAGTATGTAAAACCAGGTAGAAAGTATGTGTGTGCTAATGTACCATTACCTGAAAAACACGGTGTTAAAGCAGGTGATGAAATGACTGTAGATTATACTAAAGAATCCACAGTAGGTGTAGAAATCACTAATAAGGTTGGAGAATTAGAGACAGTACAAGTAACTTACCTGCAATAGGTAGGTTACTTTTCCAGCTCAATACTTTTTTATCTATCTTATTATCTATAGCATTATACTCAATACTCAAAAAAACTTAAAAAAATGAAAATCATCGAAGAATTACTAAAAATGAAATTTCCTACAGTTGATACTGCATCACTAATGGAAATAATTGCTGCAACACCTAATCCAGAAATAGCAACTGAGATTATGTGTGGAATTTATGTTGAACCTAGTGTTGGTTCACATAAAAGAGTTCAAAATACTAATAAGTTATTATGTGTTTTTATATCCTATAATAAATGGGATAATAAAATAGAATATACTTATCAAGAAAAAAGAACTAAAGGTGGATATTTTGCTAAAGGAACAAAAGTTGAAGATGTTACAATTGATACATTTGATAGTTTGCAAGTTAAATCTTCTGATGATGCTACATATTTGTACATACCTACAGGAGAATTTAGAACTGTTAATAGTACAATGTCTTTTGAAGATTGGATGAAATTACCTTATGTTCCAACAGAAGCTGAAGAAAAATTGTTAGAAAGTCAGAATATTTATAATGTTAATGATTTAGAACAATAACAACTTTGAGTTCACCTACAGGTTATGCTGGGGTGAACTTAATTTAAACTCATTTTTGGTATTTACTTAAATGTACAACTTTAGCAATTTGCTGGTTAGTTGAGTAGCTGCGATTAGATGTAGCAATATAAAAGATGAGTTTAGACTTTTGTTTGCAAGTAACACATAACTTGATATAGATGAGGTAGTCCACTCACAGAACTAATAGGTAGGACAACTAAGTACATACCAACACTATAGCTTCCTTAAATGGTGGAAGAATGAGGTTAATATTACACACCTGGAATAATGGGTACTTGTTGTAATAAGTGGTAAGGTAACAAATTGTACATAATAGGCTGATGAATTTATGCTTATTAAAAAAACTTAACTCTTTCCAAGATGTTGAGGACACCAGTTTTTCTTTGATACTAAAGATATAGAGAGATATATTAATGGGTAAGTCTTTATAAATCTATTTAATTATAGTTTAAGATAGCAACATGATATATTATAATGAATATTCTTTATAGGTAGGAATACATTGTATCAAAGTTTTAGGTGTAAAACACAAGTGAAATACTAATCAATTCATACTTGGTAAAAAAAGAAAGAGAATAGATTATTATGATCAATGGTGACTACTAGTCTAAACAATCTAAAGTAAGAATTGATTGTTGAAAATATATTCAAAGCTTGATTCGCTTTTAATATAATGTATGTTCTTACAAGGTGTAGATTACCTTATCCAAGTTATATGTAAACCTGTTGCAAAAGGAACATCACTAATGAGAATAAACTAAAAGAAAGCCTAATCAGCAAGTGCTTAGAGTGTGTTATTAACTACAGTAACACATTCAAGCTATTTATTAATACACCACAACTCAGTAGATATAAAGACTTCTTAGTACAAGCGTATGCTGTTTAAATAATTCAAATACTTTGGTAAATGAATAACTAAGATGTGAAACTACCTGATTAAATCTAGAATCAATAGACTAGAATATATTCATCTAGTAGAATTTAATCAGTTCCAAAGATTGAGCAATTGTAATATCCCATTAATAATATTGGGTAGTAAAGAAACAAGAATATTACAATTGAGTGTAGATGGGTAATAAATGTAGGTTGTTGATTATATTAAATAGTTTAAAAAACTACTCAACAATCTACATTTTTAAAATAAACAATCAATTACTAATCAATAATAACAATAAAACATTAAATTATGATAAATTCAAAAGAAGTATTTGATTATTTTTATAATCTACATGATGTAGAATGTAATCAAAAATATAATAAAAGATTACCTTATTCTTTTCATTTAGAAATGGTAACTCAGATGGCAGAAAAATTTAAATCTTGTATTCCAAATAGATATGATAGAGCTTATCCTGATAATTCATTTTCAGCTATGACAATTTGGGATCAAATAATTATAAGTTGTTTAGGTCATGATAGTATTGAAGATGCTAGATTAACATACAATGATTTAAAAGATAAATTTGGAGAAATTTCGGCAGAAATAATATATTGTTGTACTGAAGTTAGAGGTCATAATAGAGATGAAAGACATTCTGTTGAGTATTATGAATATTTGGCTAAAAATGATTTAGCTATTTTTGTTAAACTTTGTGATATTTGTGCTAATGTAACTTTTAGTTTATTATCTAATTCTTCAATGTTTTTAAAACATAAAAAAGAACATGAAAAAACTAAACAATATCTATATAAAGAAGAATATAAAATTATTTTTGATTATTTAGATACATTATTTACATTATAAAAATATTAAACATTTCTACTACATTAAATTGTAAGTTGTTGTAATAAACAAATAAAAAGGCAAATCCAAGCAGTTTGTAATTGTCATATTCTGCTTAAATTACAACAACTGTAGAAATGTTTATTTATAATAATCCAAAGGAGAAGCTTTATGCAGTATTATAGGGGATGTAGGTAATAAGAATGAAGAATAACTATATTATAAACAATTAAAAACTAAAACAATGATTACAAATATATTTATACTAATAATAATAATACCAGTAGCAATAGTAACTATTTATTGGTTAATAAAAGCTATACAAGAAAATAATGAGTTTGAAGCTATACTTTGGTTAGTATTATCTTTTTGTAACATATTAACAATATCAATTAATTCTGCTTTAATACTTATAAAATTATTTACAAACAATTAAAAACTAATTAAAAACTATGAAAAAATTAATATTATTATTTACAATTTGTTTATTAACAAGTTGTACAGGATTAACATCAACTCCTTTAATTGTTACAAGTATAGGTATTTGTAAAAGCTGTGATTATAATTACTATATAATTGAATTAAATAATACAACAACTATTTATAGTAATACTTATTACAATATAGGAGATACATTAAATTAATTAAAAACTTAACAAAATGGAAACAATTAAAATAGCATTAATAATAATAGTATTTATATGGCTTGTAGTTTCATATATACTAGGAATAATACATATATTTGATAAAGACTTAAATACTTTTGAAGAAGTAATTTGGGCATTTATTATATTTTTATTAAGTCCTATATTTATAATTGAACTAATAGCTTGTAGTAAAGAAAATATAGAAGATAGTGATATATTTATAGGCTGTTTATTTAATATAAATAGTTGTTGGATAGGTTATCATTATTCTACATTTAATAAAAGACTTTGTATTAATTTAATACCATTCTTTACAATATATATTGTATTTAAAGGAGGTAATTTACCAATTAAAAATTAATAAAAATGGCAAGTAAATCTAAATTAATAAACAAATCAAATAGAAATCAACAATGTTTTCATTCAGGTCTTGGTGGTAAATCAGGTGATTGGAGAGATTGGATTTCTAATGAAAGTAAAAAACAACAATTAATAATCTGTAAAAATAATAAAAAATAACTTAAAAACAATAAAAATGAGAAAAGGAACAACAACTGTTGCTGCTGCAACTAAAACAAACAAATTTATTAGTTCATTAACAGCTTCTAATAAAGATATTAAAGAAGCTAGAGCTAGAAGAGTAGGAGAAGATGCTTTTGATAGTACAGAAGAACTTGTAAGAGATTTAAAAAAAGAAAAGCGTGAATTAGAGAGAAGATTAGATAATCTATCTGATATGAATCGTGATTCTGAATTATCTTTAAAAGTAGTTAAAGATAACTTTGATGCTAAAGCTTGGGTTAAAGAAATCCAAGAAATTAAAGTAGCATTAAAGATGAAAGAAGTTGAATTAGCTATTGCTGAAGAAACTTTTGAAGAATGGTTTAGTTAATCTATATGAATACTAAACTTAAAGTATATTTAAGTAAATCAAAATCTGGTAATTTCGACGAGTTAGTTAAACTAAAATCTCGTTTGGAATTACTAGATATTGAAGTATTAGAGTTTGTTGGAGGAACTTATAATACTGATAAATTACTTGAAGCTGATATACTACTTGTATTACCTCCTATAATAGATAATGGAGACACTGGTAATTGGGCTGTAGTTGGTAAAGGACAATTTGAAGAAATAGAAATATTTACTCTTAATAAACTTAATAATGCTTTATTAGTTACATCTTTAGAAGATATAGATGATGTAATAACTGTTGAAGAAATAAGTGGTGTTGATGAAATAACAGGTAAATACAAAAATTGGCAAACTAATTATGGGCAAGTGATTACTAATGAACAATCAATGACTATATTAAATTATAATACACCTTTAAAACCTAAAACTAAACTACCATGTACAAAGAACCTTACAAACCAAGCCAAGCATATATTGATATGCGTCAATCTGTAGATAATCCTATATTATTTTCTAAAAATATAGATGCTAATTTACAATTTAGATATGAAAATTGGAGATATAAAGATAAATCTGGAGAATTTGTAAATATACAAATTAGATGGATGAAACTTGAACATATCCAATCTTGTATTAAACTTATTAATGAATTTTGTAAATTAGCTACAGATATGTTTGGATGTAAATCTAAACAAGAATGGTTAGATATATTTACTAAAGAAATAACCTATAGAAATATTGGTTCTAATTCATTATTAAACAACTTTAAAGTTAGTAATACACCTTATACAGTAACTACTGTTAAAACTAAAAGAAAGGGTGTGGAAACTGATGTATTAGTTAAACATTACAAAAGAAAAGAAAATACAAAAATTAAATTCAGTAATATTATTAATACTTATAAACAAGAATTAATAAATAATAAAAAACAAGTAAAACACACTAAACAATTACAAATTAATTAAAAAAACAAATTATGAACAAATTAAATTCAGGGTCTATTGAGACCTTAGTACAAGGACATGCTTTATTAACACAAGTTAAAGCTGTTAAAAATGATTTTTACCAAATAGAAATAGCTCAGATTATCAGAGGTGAATCACAGATGAAAAACGTTTTAGGCGTTTTAAATGCTGATAATCCTGATTTCCAAAGTAAAGCCAGAAGAGCTTGGACAAATGCGTCAGCAAAAATGATGCAAGATATGTTTGGAGTAGATGTATCTAAGTTAAAATTAGGTGCTACTATGCCATTAAATATACTTGATCCTCAAGATAGTGATGGAGATAGATTTGTTATTAGAGTAACTGAAACTACAGAACCAAGAACTTATATAAATGATTCTGGTGAGACTGTAGTTCAAAAGCCTAAACAAATTGTTAGAAAAGATGGTAAAACAATAGTTTTCAGAACTACTGAAGGTAAAGATATTTATTCAAATACTACTATTGATTTTGAGAGTAATCTTAAAATTAAGCCTAGTTTTAAATATGCTGAACAAGTTCAAGTAGAATTGGATACTGTTGCAGCTAGTGTAGCTAAAAAAGCTGTATTAGGTGAAGAAGCTATTGCTGAAAAAGTAATAAGCTAATATAATATATGTATAATAGGAGAGTTTGTGGAATCTTTCCTATTATACTATATTATAATTTAATAATATTACTGAATTTTAATAAAATTACATAAAAAAAAATAACAAAATGAATGATTTAAAAACATTTAATTTTAGAACAGAACCAGATAAAAATGGTCGTAGAGCCACAATAAGTGGTATACAAGTAGGTAATACTATAAGAATAGGAGATGCTGAATGGAATCCTATATATAGATTACCTTTTTCAAGAAGTAAAGGTAGACAATTAGCTTTTGGTAAAGCAATTGAATGTCCTGTTTGTATTATTGAATTAGAAGAAGGAGATAATCCTATTGAAAAGTTTAATAACTATGCTTTAGCATATACAGGAACTACTGTAGAATTACCTAAAGAATCTAATTTAGTAATAGTAACTCAAGATTAAAAATATGAAAAAAATATTAATAATATCAATAATTTTAGGTGTAATAATAGCAGGAATAGTTATTGTTTCAGGATTTATATCATTTTCTAATGAAGAGATTACTTTAAGAAGTAGCTTTAAACAGAAGTATGATGAAAGAACAGCTTTTTATGATAATATGTGGAAAACATTAAATCAAAAAGGACAAATAGCTGTTAAAAATGATAGTTCTTTTAGAAAGAATATAGATATAATTATGAGTGCTCGTAAAGACTCTCAAGGTTTATTTATGAAATGGGTTACAGAGACTAATCCTA